CGTCTGGAGCAACGGTCGCCTCCTGCCTTCCGGTTTCCCGGTCGGACATGGGGCTCGCACTGTTCCGCGGAGACATAAATGCCAGCGAGCGCACCTCCTCGTCATCATGCTTGCGAAGACCCCTAAGGGCCCAAGCGTACATGACTGATTCTGACGCTGGGAAGCGTCTAGGAGGGAAGACCATTACCTTGCATGATAAGCCTAGACTCACGTCTTGCTTTCTTGCAAAGAACCTGTCCGCAGGGACAACCCAGCCATCGTCTCCCAACGTCCCCAAAGGGATTTGGAAAAACTTTGACCAGGTAGCCTGACGGTACACATACTCCCACGCGCTCTCGGTCCAGTTTAAAAGCTGGTACTCGGAGCTGAAGTGGAATGCGTACCTCATCAGGCGGTTCCCGAGCCGAAGCAACTCAACTTCGGACTCGATGGTCTCTTTCTGATAGATAGGAGTAACTTCCTTCCCTTGGAAGAAATGTTTGCCGCAGCTTTCGTAGAAGGCCCCCGACACGTAGGTTTTATCCTCGTTTGTCGTGAACCCCAGGAAAGCCAGACATTGAATCACCGACTCGGCTGTTGAGGCCGGGCAGATGATGTCATCTCCGTAAATCAGAACGTCGCCGCCGGGAGAGAGCGCTTCCACTACTGAGCTTACCACAGCCCAGAAGATTAGGGATTCGAGTTCAAATGTGAACCCATTACCCATGGAAGAGAACTTCTCGAGACGCCTTATCGTGCCGTCCGGCATTTCTGCCGCATGACTACGCAGGTCGTCGAGTAAGTCCGCCCACTCCGGAGGAAGGAGGTCGAAGACCACCTCCTTCGCGACAGTATCACTAGCAGCCTTTAGATCTATGGTTGCTAGGCCGTCATGGAAAGCGCGTCGCGCGCCATCCTGGTTTCGGCCCTGGTCATCCAGGTTGATACCGACCCGTTTCAGCCTACTACGCAGATACCCTCCCACTCCTTTTTGAAGGAATGAGTTGGCTCGCGGTTCAACTGCGATAATGCGATGGGTTTTCGCATTCTTTGGCACGGCCTGTATTCTACAGACACCTACCCTTTCGGTTAGGCGTTCTGAAGGTTCCAGAGCTGATGACCAATGAAGGTCATTTCCCAATACTGAGATAAAGAGAGTCTCAGCGCGGGGCGTGACAGCGAACGGGAGTTCTGCCATCTTCGTGTCGACAAAGGCACGACGTCGAGGGATCTCATACGTCGCACCCGGTCCCCATCCAAACCAAGGCTCTATCTTGAACAGACTCACGGGCCCAAGCAGCACGTCAATTTTACGCTTTGCCGTCGAGATGACGGAAGCGGTGAACTGATCTATCGGTTCACTACGTGCTTTTCGGATCCGCTTGTTCGTTTCAAGGCAGGAGGCTTCAGAAGTTTCGAATTTCTGAAGTGCTTCATCCTCTAGGTCTAATCCCGTCACCAGCCCTTTCCATTTCTGGAGAAGACTGACGACAAGGAAGTCGGCCGCAAAGGACTCAGGGTCTTGGTAATCACTTGGCTTTATGTCCATCCTGGCGAGGGCGAGCTGGTCATGCTCGAACCTCAACCAGGCGCCAAGTGACACTGGGGAATCAACCTTCTTGCATAGCGCGAAGTATACCTCGCGCATAGAGGGAGACCTCTTATGCTTGACCATCGAGTATTTCCTTTCCGTGTTCTAGAAGATCAGAACACGTTCTGGAGGTTTTCGACCATGTTGGTCAGTTGCGTTTCCGCGAGCAGAAAGTCTGCGTATTTGCGCAGGTCCTTCCGATCTTGGAGCAGCGACCGTTCCGACATGATGAACTCGATGTTGCATCTCGGGGTGTAGGCGATGGTCGGACTCGGAGTGTATCCCGAATCCGCGACACCAAGCGCTTCCACTTTCGGCGTGTGAAGGCCGACCTTGACGCGGTTGACTCGTTTATCCGAGTTTTGCCCGGCCACGGCGGGGGCAGGTCGAACCAGCTGCATCGAGATCCTGTTATAGGAGATCGACGACGTGCCGGTTTGGTCTTC